GTATCTAACTGGTAATAGGAAGTTAATTCTTGGAGATTCTTTGGAATATCTTTATAAGCAATTGTTTTTGGGTCCCAAATGAAAACCAATCCATCACAATATTCCTCTAATTCTTCTTCAGAGACGAATGATAAATCTTCAGTATTCATAATTTCATTCAACTTCAACAAATTAGACCAACCAACACTATTCTTTACAAATGCCTTTACAGTATATTTAAGGTCCTTCTGTTCATTTAGAATTTTAATTTCTAATCCTTGTATTGCACGAAGACCAGCTTTCTGACATGCATTCTGGAATTTCATGGCTGCAGCAAGTGTACCTTTTTCACACAAACCAAGACTTGTGATACCAAGGAATTTCGCTTTCTTACACCATTCGTCGTATAATCCTACACCATTCATCAATTCGAATGGTCCGTGTATACCTATATAAGTTGAGATTCTGAAAAGTTCATCGTCTAATCGAGCTTTCCCAATCCATTTCACTCTTTCAAGTTTGACATTCTTTTCTTTTCCTTTTTCCAATGAATACCAGATACTACCGAATCTGAAGATATAATAGTCATAATCTGTCAAATCACATGCCCAATGAAACTCTTCATCAAAAAGAATGCCTTTTTCGTCATTATCCCATTTGATAGGTTCAAACAACTCGTAGGTCCTATCATTGATTTTTAAGACGAAATCACCTAATTCTTCATACGAAATAAAATTATCGTCGAGATATTGTAATAAATCTGCATATAGTTCATTCATAACAATATTCTGTTAAAAAGAAAAGGCTGAGATAGATTTCTCGTACCTCAACCTTTTCATAAAAATATTCAGAAAGAAGGGTTTACTTATTCAACAACATCAAAGAACTTTTCACATACATGTTTTACTACAGTGTAATATGTTGAGAGTTCCTTTGAAATCTGATAGAAAGAACGACCATCATTCTTCAAAAGTTCATCATAAATCTTTGAAGAAATATCACTCATCTTTTCAGGTTTTTCACCTTTCGGTTTTACATTCAATTTAACTTTCGGTTCTCTTGGTGCTTTCAGAGCTTTTTCTTTAGGTTCTTTCTTGGCTTTCGGAGCTTTTTTAGCATTTTTCTTTTCTTCCTTTTTAGCTTCTTTACGCTTCTTCTCATCTTCAGGACGAGGTTCTTCAGCATCTTCTTCAACTGTTGCTGCATGCTCAGCAACCATCTGCTCTTCAGCAGCAACATCTTCATCAGAAGCAATCATTTCAGGGTCTGTATAAGTTGAAATTCCAGCTTCTTTCTGTTCAATCAACTTTGCAAGTTCTTCTTTTGAATACTTTGCGTAATTAGGAATACCAAGCTCATTTGCTTTTTTACGAAGTACCAGTAACGATTCTTTAACTGTTCCCATAATAGATTAATTTTAAATGTTTTGTATTAATGTTCTTTTGACACTGTGAAGATACGACCTTTTGAAAGATGTAGCAACACTTGGTCGAATTTATTTCTCAGAAAAGATTACCTTTTTCAATTGTTCGAGTCTCTCTTCAACACTTCCAGTAATTGTAATATAAGGAATGTCATAATTCTTCAAAAATTGTTGTATCTTCATGTCGACATCCTTCTGGAACTGTTCATCTACTGACCTTACTCCATCTTCAACAAGAGGAAATTCAATAGGGAAATAAACAATCAATGAAAGTTCATACTTACGACGGACAACTTCTTTTCTTTCACGAAAATCTTCGTTACTGAGTTTATTGTAATCTTCATCTTTAGGATTACATGTATCAAACAATCTTGAAGTGTAAGCTGCAACATCAACAATACATCTATCACTTACTGAAGGATTATCAAACATCTTATCGAGAATTTCGTTATAAGCATCAAAAATCTTCTTCTGTGATTCAGAATTACCATTTTCATTGATTACAACTTCTTCTCTTTCTAACATCTGACGTACAACTTCTGAATAGAAGTTCCACCCTTTGAACATCTCGTCATTCTTAACGGCTTCAAACAGTGTCGTCTTACCAGTGCCTTGGGCACCACAAAAACTGATTCTTCTGTGATTAATCATCGATTGTCTCCTTCGCCGTTAATAACATTCCTTTGTTTTCTTGATGCAAGTTTCTCATTATTCTGGATAGCAATCTCTTCAATATCCAATCCAAGACTGTCAGCCAATCCATTGAGATACTTCCAAATGTTCTTCCAAGCACTCAGAACAGCAGTTTTTCTCTTTTCAGGGAAAGTGTTTGTTTCACCATCTTTCCAATCGTCACGCAACCACTTCTTCACCTGCTCAGCAATCTTTCCTATTTCTGAAGGGAGTTTAACTCCAATAGAAGCAGCAGAAAGTTCTGGTTCTTTCTCTGTCCAATTCCAACCTTCTTCAAGAGGAAGGTCTAATTCAACCCGAATACTTGCCAAGTACCACAGTTGGTCTCCAATTTCCTTAGAGATTTCTCCGAGTAACTTCTTTTCGTCTTCTACACTGTCAACTTGGTCGAGTTTTTCATAAGTTTCACCCAACTCACCACATAATCCTAATACTACATAAGGAATTGCTACTTTCTCATGATAGGCTTTAATTGTAATAGCCTTGTTTTCATACTCTTTGTAATTCATAATCTTTTATCTTAAATTAGTTTTAGCATTTTCTACCATCTTATAGAACTCGTCTCTTGTTCTCAAAGAATTATCTTTGAAATAACCTGACAAAAATGCTGTACAAGTTGTTGAATCATCTTCAGCACCTCTTAATTTCACACACATATGTTCAGCTTCAATATAAACAGCAACTCCTTGATTAGGACCAAGAATCTCATTCAAATAATCATGAATCTGTTTTGTAAGATTTTCTTGCAATTGAGGTCTTTTAGCAAACCAATGAACAATACGATTCAATTTAGAAAGTCCTAAAATATTTCCATCTTCATTAGGAATGTAAGCTACATACGCTCTTCCGACAAATGGTTCAAAATGATGTGAGCATAAACTATGTACTTTAATATTCCCTTCAAAGACAATACCATCATATTTATTATCGTTAGGAAATACTGCAATTACAGGAGGTTCGTTATAAGCTCCTGAAGTTACTTCTTTTACATACATCTTCGCAACTCGATAAGGAGTCTTGACCATATTAGGGTCATTCTCCCAATCATATCCTAATGCTGTGAGAAATTTGCCAAATGCTTCTTCAGCGTTAATCAACATCTTTGTTTTTTCTACTTCAGACAGAACTATATTCTGTCCAGCTTTAATCTTCTTTTCCATATATTAAACTCCTCGTTTTGTTCCCCAAATTATAATCTGTAATCTATCTGAATAACGATATCCATGCTCTGCACAATATTCAGCAACCATCTGTCTATTCTGGTCTAATTCATCATTTCGTGAACCGGCGGGCATGAGCGTTATATTCCAAGGATTAATGAATCTTGTATCAAACCATATCTCAGTTCCATTGAATTCTTGAGAATATCTCTTACGAGATTTCTTTTGGATATCGTATAACATCAAATCATGGATTTGTTTTTCGATTTCTTTAAAATCTTCTTTTCTGCTAACTACATATTTCAAACTGAAATCCTTTGCATGCTCAATCATATTCCACAATGCTTCAATATTGAATCTTTCTTTAGCATGCTTCTTCAAAGCTGGACTCCATTTCATTCCGAGTTTCTTAAGCTTCTCGTCAGTAGGTTCCGAAGATGATAATTTCGGCGAGATATTAATCAAGTCTATTTCTTTCAATATAGATTCATCTACAAGAAGTGTTCCGTTCGTCTCTATAAGAATATCCATACAGTAATCGTTAGCTATCTCAATCAAGTCAGCAACAACATCTGGATACAAAAAAGCTTCACCCCCACTTATTGAAAGTGCAGTTGTCATCGGATATTTCTCAATGATATCGACAACTGATTGATAGTTGTATTTACCTTTCTCAGGAGCAAAGCTGGAATAAGCAGTATCGCATATACTGTTATCAAAACAACAACGAAGATTGCAGCCAGACAAACGGACAAAAATTGTTGCCTCACCTGCTGTATTTCCTTCTCCTTCAATAGAATTAAAGACCTCAATAATTGGTCTTTTCTTTTCATAATCAATATTTCTCATCATTATTTAACTTGTTGTTCTACTTTAGGATTTTCAAACCATTTTGTTTCTGGATTTTTCTTCTGGTGTCTTCCATCGAGATACCAATTGAATAATTCTACACTCCAATCATTTGTTACTCCTACAGAATAATCTGTAGTTAAATCATCAGGAAGTAAATGTAAGTCATCTATCGTAGCTTCAGCATAACCAGTTGAAGTTTCATGATATCTAACCTTACAACAAATCACATTACCTTCTCCGTTATTAAATCTTGTAGCTTTTATAATTCTATTGATTATAGAACACATATATAAAGCAAGATTTTCTGCAGTAGGATTAATAGGAAGTTCAATCCAACGGTTATTCCATTTTTTCATATCGGATTTATATTCCTCATTATCTTTATTCCAAAAACACATACAATGGTCGAAAGAATCAATCCATTGTTTAATAGTTCCTTTTAGAATTCCAAAATCCACAATCATACCTCCATTATCAAGTTTGTCTGAAGTTAAAAATACTTCTACAATTGCACCATGATTATGAACAGAATGAGAACATCTGTGACTTGTTGCATTACGAACTACATGTTGAGCTGCTTCAACATTAAATAATTTTCTAATTTCCATATATTTCTTGTTTTAAAAATTCGACTAATTCTTCGACATTATCTGGAACCTTTGCTTGTTTCGCACTATTATCTCTCGCCCATAGAGGCTGTAAATTCCTGTAATTGAAGCAAATGCGCTGGTTTTCTTCTTTTGTTAAGTCAAAATAAGCACAAGGAATGATATGGTCGATATGCCATTTATGACAATTATCCCACGTCATTCCTGGCTCGAATTGCTGTTCGAGATGATGACGAAACTCTTCAACTGTACAACCAAGAAGTTCGAGAGTGTGTGCTGATTTACAACCTTTTGTTATTGTTGCACGAACTCGACCTCTTAATAATTTAACCAACCTATACTCAATATCGTTATCCCATTTTTCTTTTGCATAACGTTTTTGATAGCCTGATTCTTTTGATTTTAATCTACTTCTCTCGTAAGATTTTCGACCAGCTTCTGATTCTCGATATCTTTTACAATAAGCTTTCACTTTTGGAAGTTGATTGTATTTTCGTTGAGTTTCTTTACCTTTTCCTTGACCATACTTTTTATGCCGTCTTCTCTCACCTTCTTTTGCTATTTCATTGTTATTACGACTTTCCTTTCTTTTTATTCTTTGACATTCCTTACACCAAGGATGAAAACCATCTTTTCGAGTTCTATCTTTTCTAAAATTCTCTAACGTCAATTCTCTATGACAAATACTACAAGTCTTTGTAATAATCATAAAATCTTCCTTTTAGAATTAATGTTTAAAGATACTATATTCACTTCAGTTTTTCGAGTGGAAGGGTATATAGCAATTTGATTTTGAAGTAAATATATGGCACAAAAGAAGAGATTCCATTTTTCAAGATTCTCACTGAATTTTCATTAGGATGATTAGCTTTGATGGTATATTCAGTTCCTTCCCAGATTACAGTTTCTCCTGGTTTTAATAGATAAAATTTATCCCAATAAGATATTGATTCTTTTGATTTAGGATTATACTGAAAATTTGGAAGTCCATATTCTTGAATAAATTCTTTTTTCCAGAAAAATTCAAATGCTTCATCTAATTCAAAAATGTTCGGTAGTAAGAATTTCTTTGAAAGGTCTAAAATTTTGAATTTCTTTTTCTCTGCTATATCTTCATTCATCTTTTTGAATTCAGGTCTATCGTAAATAATTGACCTTAACTTACAACTTAAATACTCTAACTGTAGTATTTTTATAAACTCTTCATTAGTTAAACTGCGTGATTTTTCCATATCGAATTTTTGCTTGCAAAACTACAAACTATCTTTCAATATGGAAAGAAAGGGTTACTTAATTGTAACCCTATTATTTCTCCTTATATATCCCAGTCACCACTCCTTCATCATCTGTTACAAACAAAGTTTTACATTCCTTTAATTCGTAGCATCTCTTTGATAGTCTTGTTACTGTATGAGTGTTTCCATTTTCATCTTCTATAGTGTATATTATCCGACTTCCCTTATTGAAGGTAAGTCTTTCTTTCTTATTTCTTTCATCATCCTCTTTAATCCATTCATTACATTCGTGTAATATACGAAATGCCTTTCTGAATACATCCAGTTCATCATCATTCAATCTTATCCTCTCTACTCCCAGACAAAGACTTATAGTAAGGGTATCTTTATCTTTACCCTGATATATTTGCATTGCTGTTATGTTTCTTATATAGAAGCATATCTCATTCAATATTTCCTGTTTCTGATATGTATTATCAACATCTATCATTACCTTCCTGTTTATGAAGGAATCTAATACCTCAATCATGTTTGCCATTACATCAGCAATGAGCTGTCTTACCGAATACCTTGTGCATGGTATGACGTTCCCTTCTCCTATTATGCGTATCACATCGTCTGCTGTCTCAAAGTTTACATTCATGCCGATTTCCGTTATACACTTTATCACCGTGTCCATATTGGTTCCCTTGATTATATACGTGTCTCCATACTTCTGATTTAGCTTGTATATGGCATTGTTCATTCTCTGTTCAAACAGCTTTGTCTCCTTCTCTTCTTCTTCCATCTCCTTATAAAAATCATTGATGAATTGTTTCACGTGGAACAATGGATTTTTTGCTGTCTGTTCTCCTATCAATATAGCGGTAGCTTGTTTTGATTTAGAGGCTGTTAAGTCCATTAAATCGCAAATATTGAATACTTTTTTGATATCGTCTTCTGTACAGCATACCAAAATACTGTTGTCATACTTTTTCTGAAATTCTTCCTTGTCCATAATCTTTTTATTTTTAAGTTTTGTAAAATATCTATACTAATTGTCAAGGAAATAGGGGTTACTTTGATTTTCACCCCTTCTTTCCGTATACTTAATAATTCGTAACCTTTTGTCTTGTATTGGCTCTGAACATCACCAATTTATTTTAATTAATCTGGCTCCCCAACCTTTACCTGTTGCTCCGTCACATCCAATTACATTCCAGCTAAGTTGTCTCTTTTCATTCACACACAAGCAATGTGGTCGAATTACTTTTCCATAACTACCAAAAAGAAAATCGCCTGTCAAAATTTCTCCATTTTCTTTATAAGCTGTTGTATTATCTCTTGTAGGGTCATAATATATCTTGTGTCCTTGATATTCTATGCAATCCATTTCAACTTCTTTATTTACCCACTCGTAAATTCTTTTTGTTCTTTTGGTCGGTTTACCATTTCTCATTACAGGAACATCAATCCATTTAATTTCTTTAATTGTAATAGTTTTCATATCTTTCTGTTTTAATCGTTTAATATCTCCTTTTGTTTTACACTGTAAAGATACACCTTTGGACCGCGCGGTCCAACGATTAGATTAAATTATTTGTATAAAAATTTATAGGCTCCATAATCTCATCCAACGCTTCAAGTAATTCTTCTTGAGATGCATCACCTGGGTCTTTCTTTTTATCTTTCAAACAAGCAATCCCGACATTAAAATACTTCTGTAGAATCAAAGCTGTAGATTTTATCATTTCAGGTTTATCAGGGTCATAAAGCAATATAATATTCCTAACACTTCCTTTCAATCTCAATAACTTTATCTGCTCTGTACCCATATTATTACCAAACGTAAAGATACATTTTATCTCATCTGATTCATAGAGATGAAGTTTATCATCTACAGATATATAATCGAATAGACCTTCAACTATTATAATGGTATCAGTTGTGTCTGTAATATTATCGTATCCTCCTAACACTCTTGAAAATCCATCTGTAGAGTTTTCATATCGGAGAACAAGTTTTTCTTTACCTTCTTTGAATGCTTTAAGGTTCTTTTCGTGCCATTCTTTACTTTTCTTTGAACGTGCCAACCAAGCTGTCGTCTTTCCGTTCATTGTAAATTGAAATATGATTTTGTCGCGTAATTTCTTATCAAGAAAGAAGTTTGTGATTGCTGGCTTGAATTCTTTATAGTATCTTTTGTTGAATCCTCGATTGTTCAAGTATTCATCTTCTTTAAGATATTCTAACTTTCGAGGAAGTTTACATTCAGTTAATTCTATAGGATTTTCATTCTCCTCATCTTTTTCTTTTATAAGAGGAGTCAACTTCGAGATTTTTATACTATTTTCATAGTTTATCTTCGCTAAATCTAATCTATTTATTTTTTCAAGGAAATTCTTCAGATTAGTCTTCTGTCCACATTTAAAACAATGAAAAAACCCATTATTACCAACATCATTAAAATGTACACCCCATTTCCCACCTTTTCCACAAAAAGGACACACTTCATCTCTGTTTTGATACCAACCAGCAGCACCAAACGGAGTTAGACTTAATTCTTGTATTATTTCATCTTTATCAATTCTAAACATCGTTATACTGTTTTTGCTCTACTTGCTTTATGTAATTTTTCTTTTTCAGGCTTTGATTCTGATTTTTTAGTTTTCTTAGGTGTATTGTTGAATAAATCGATTGTCCTACTTCTGCTATAGAATCGTCCTTTATCGTAATTCGTTGCAATAGGTAATATTTCATGAGACTCTTTATAATCACGTAATTTATCAATATATATACGCATTAATTCTTGTCTTTTTTCTTCTCTTGTCTGATTACCAGTAAATACAAATGAAAACGGCTTTACAAGAGTCTTATCACCTTCTGTATAACTTCTATCAATAACTTTATCAGCATTATCCCATATCTCTATAGGGACGTTACTTGCTTGAGTCGCAGTAAATCCTACCATCTTGAATTCTACACATATATTCTTGAATAATTGGGCACAAGTTTGCAACTTGTCTTTCTTGAATGAAGGATTATTGTCAATAGTCTTGTTTATTCCTGTAGCAACAAGGTCTAATGAATCAAGAATAAGTACTCTTGGGAAATATTGATGTTCTTTATGATAATCAAGAATCAAGTTCCTTATATCTACCATCGTCGCTTCACCAAACTTTTCAAATCCATAGACGTCAATATCTTGACCAAACTCTTTCATAGCTTTCCATGTCTGTTGAATCTTATTCTGGTCTTCAGTCTTAAGATATCCTTGTCTTATATCATTGTAGGGTTGATTTGTCCAATATTGGTCGTATCTATCGAGGCATGCTTGAATTCCACCTTCAAGCTGTATATGTAAAACAGAATTTCCATCCAAAGCTGCTTGCATTCCGTGATGTCTAAGAACAGTTGATTTTCCGATACCTGACCTCATAATCCATAATACAGTATCTTCAATAGAAGCTCCTCCATAAGACAATTCATCAAGTCTATCAATCCCAAGTGTTATTTTCTCAGAGATATTAC